GGCAGTTGATGACTTCATCAGCCGGACCACTCGGATCGAGCGGATACATCAGGCCATTGGTAAACACATCGTTGATTCCGATGCGTCCCTGCGCCATACACGCGGTATGCGTCTCGCGGGTCTCGGCGTCGGAGAACGCCAGCCACTCCTTCGAGCGATAGAGGTCGCCCATCTCCTTCGCTTGGTCCCACGATCCCTGCGAGAGCGCACCAGCCGACTCGGTACGGGCAATCGCCGTCGAACGCGTGGTCACCCGCTTTTCGCCATAGACCGCACGGCCGACCAGTCGCGAGGTCTCCGTCACGGTCAGGCCAGCCCGCTCGGACGCCTCAATCACCGCCATCACCTCACGGGCCGTCGTGTCACCGATTAGCTCGGCCAGCCGCGCCGTGCGCTTACGGATCGCCTCGCGCACCGTCGCCACCGACCGCTCGGTCAGGCCTGACTCCTGCACATCGGCCTTCAAGTCGGCCCCGCTGCCAGCCACCTCGGTCGCCCCGAACGAATAGCTCTTGGCGACCAGCGGCGTAAATGACTCCTGCCACGCGGCATCCATCTCGCCACCCGTGCGATAGGCGTCAAGCACCCGAGCGCGGGCAGTCGCGAAGTCGCCAGCGGACGCGATGGACTTGGTCATCTTGGGCCGCTCGGCGCGGAACAGGGCCTCGGCGGTCGCCCGATAGGTCTGCTCGGTGCGGTCGAGTTCCTGCATCGCCCGCTCCCAGATAGCCCGCTTGCGGTCGAGCGCGGGGTCAATCTGCGGGTCCATCGTCGGCGTCATCTCGCCGCCCGTTATCGGCTGGCTGCGGGCCGACTTCGTTTCCAGCGCGGCCTTGGCCTCGCGGATAACCTTTCGCATATGCGAGAGGCCGCGATCCCCAACGGCAAGCCACTTGACCTGTGCAATCACTCCGGCCAACTGGAAGTCACCCCGGTGCCGAGCAACCCACGCCTCGCGGAGGCGAATGGCGTTCTCCTCGGCCAGTCCGTCCGGCTTCCCGCCACGCTTGGCGATTGGGGCCAGCTTGCGGAACTGCTCGTTGCCCTTGACGTTGCCACCCTTTCGCCAAATCTCGGGCCAGTTCTCCTTCAAGTCCTCGGCCTCATCGACCGGGAACTGCGCCCATTGCGATGACCGAAGCGAGACAGCCTTATCGTCGCCATCGTTCGGGAAGTTCGTCACGCCAGCGGCCCGAGACTCCTCGGTGGTATCCTCGGGCATCTCCGGCATCTCCGGGGCTTCCGGCTCTTCCTCGGGCACCTCGAAGCCTTCAAGCCCCGCCACCATCTCGTCAATCAGTTCGGGGTCCACGTTAGGGAACGCGGCCAACAGCGCAGCCTTGACCGTCTGCGGCGGGAGTTCCTTCTCAACAAGGGCTTCCAGCAATTCGACCAACTGCTCAATCTGGTCGCCGTCAAGTGCGTCCTCGAAGTAGGCACGGACCTGAACGCGATCAATGCGGCGCGTCGGCGGCTCCACCACGTCCGGCGTGGCCCCTTCTCCGGGCACGTCATCTACCGACTCGGCGGCGATTTGCTTGGGCGCGTTCGTGTCCCCACCGACCATCGGCGTCTCGTTGTCAGTCGCCGGGGGCTGGTCGAGGATGGTGGAGGGGTCGATGACCGCCACCGCTGCCGGAATCAAGTCCTTGCCAGCGGTCTTGAGGATGCTGTCCGTCGGCTCCGGGAGCGGCGACAGCTTGATGGCCGACCGACTCTCCTCCCACGTGCGGAGGCCCATATCGTACTCGGCCCGGATGCGGGTCGAGGTCTCGGTGTCGTTCTCAACGAGGTCGCGGAGCTTGTCGTGGTCGTAGGTGATCCACACGTCGCCAAACTCGGGCGCGAGCCAATGGTTCAGTTCGTCCTCCAACGCGGAGAACATCGGCTCGATCGTATGCTGGACGAGCCGCGCCCGAGCCTCGGCATACTGGACGCCAGACAGCCCTCCGTCACTCGACGCGGAGGCGATACCGACCATTCGCGGGTCCACGCCAAACGCGGCGCAGATGTCCTCGCGGGACACGCGCCGAAGGTCGGGGAACTCAAGGTCCGAGAGCGTGAACCCGAGCGGCTTGATGTCCTTGACCGCGCCAAAGAACGCCGGGGTGCCGCGCTTGCCACGATCCACCACGCGGGCGCGGTAGCGGTCCTGCATCGCGCTGGCGTCCTCGCTGGTCGCCTCGTCAGCCATCAGGACGGCGAACGTCGGGGTGCCGTCGTTCGTCACGACCTGCCGGACGTACTGCGTCGCCTCGTTGTCCGCAAGCATCGACCCGATGGCCGTCGCGCCACGGGGATACCCGAACACGTCCGCTTGGAACGGACGCGGCATATCGAGGTCGCGGAAATGGAGCATATCCTCCACCGGCACCTGCACGACGATACCCGCCCAATTCGAGTAGTCGTACCGGCGCGGGTCGCCCTCGGGGTCAATCCAGACCTGTTGCATTGACTCGGGATTGACGGGCCGAAGACCAACTGGCGCACGTCCCGGCGCGGTGCGATCCATCTGGAAGAACGCGTTTCCGTACCCGAGGTAATCCACGGCGAAACGCGATCGGAACTGACGGGCCGTGAATCGCGGGCCGGGATAGTCGAGGAGCTTCTGCAACGGGTTGTCCTCGCCAACGCGGGACTCGTAGTTGCCGCGCTCCTGCAACACAACGAGCGGCACCGACGCCACAATGTCGGCCACCGCTCGGATACACGCGTGAACCACGGGGTGACGGCTAAACCCCTGATTGCGAATGGTCGCGCCGTCGTATCGGTACTCGCCGGGGTTCGCCGTCCGCACCAACGCCATCTGCTGCTGACCAGCAGGGAAGTTGGGGTACGTGGTCTGAATAATGGCGCGGGTCTCCTCACCGCGTTCGGTCGTATCAGAGAGGACGCGGAGCGCATCGCTCACGCGAACCAGAAACGGCTTGCGCTTGGGAGGTGTCAAACGTGCGCCCCGCTATAATGGGTGGAACCCGCCACCCACAAGCCTACGCGAAAGGAAGCAACCGCGCAAGGGTTGGCGTGTCAGACGACAAACACGCTCGGGCCTTTCTTGATGAGCGGTGACAAGGCGTAGCGCACGGCGTCCCAGATGTGATCGTTGCCGGAGACCAAGTGGGGCAGGACTTCCTCGGTACGCGGGTCGGTCTTGTACCGCCAGAGACGGGCCTCCTCGATCGCCCGTCGGCACCGGGGATGAATCACGATGTCGGTGTAGGTGCGAAGGTGCTGGATGCCGTCCTGTACCGAGCCGGACCACTTGGGCGCAGCCTCGGTGCGGAACCCGCGCTTTTTCATCTCGGCAATCGTTTCGGGCCGTGCCGCGTCCGCTCGGATAACATAGGCCCGAGCATCTGGGATCGTGTCAAACGCCTTGGCCGTTGCATCGCTGTCAAGCTGGACGCCGCCAGCCTCGTACTCGACGTAAAGCCGCCCGTCGTGGAGCCAGAGCTTGACGAGGGTCGTGGGGTCGTGCGCGAAGCCCCAGTCCGCGCCAAAGTACGGGCCTTGCCAGCCGTCACCGGGGGTGAACTCGGCCACGCGCCACTTGCCAGCCAACACCTGCGCGTCCGACCGCGCCCACGGCTTGCCACCCCACACGTGCGCGTGGGCCTCGGGGTCCGCCTTGAGCAGGGCGTCGGCTTCCTCCTTCAGGACCGACGGGAACCACGGGTTGTCAAGGTAGGAGACGAGCCGGACGACCGACCGCTCGGGTGGCGACTTGACGAACCGCTGATACGTCGGGTCGGACTCCAGCGCGGGGTTGAACGTCACCCAGATCTCGGACCCCGATTTGCGGATGGTGGGGACGAGGGTGCGCCAGCTATGGTCGGAGACAGCCTCGGCCTCCTCGACCCAACAGATGTCGATGCCTTCCGTGGACTTGATTTGGGCGATGTCCCGTCGCAACCCCTTGAACAGGAACTCGGTCCCGTTCGCGCCGAGGATGGCCGACTCTTGGATCGTGTAGAACCCGGAAATGCCGAGCAGGTCAATCTGGTCGGCCAAGACGCGATGCACCGAGTCGCGGATGCTCGCCTGATACTCGCGGGCGCAAAGAATCCGCAGCGGCGTTGACAGACCGTGGATAAGCAGAGCGCGGGCGAATTGCCACGACTTGGCCGATCCACGCCCCCCGTAGGCCACGCGGTAGCGGAGGTGGCCCAGCGTCGGCGTGTAGAGGAACCCGAACGCCTTGGGCGTGGGGACCGAAAGCGCGGTCACTCCGTATCGCTTACTGGCGCGACAAGCTCAACGCGGATCGCGGATGGCGCAATCGGTTGGTTGCCGCTAGTCACATCAATCGGGATGAGCTTGGTGGCAAGCGGGTAGAACTTCTCTGGGTTGGCTGCGCCCCATTCGTGAAGCGGGATGCGCTCGTTGACCAGCGCGAAGGCTTCGATCCACGCCTCGCGCACGGTCTTGGTGGCCTTGTTCGGGGTGCCTTTCTTCCGGCCCCCGGTCTTGGGTAGTCCTTTCGGTCGTGCCATATGCAGTCAATCTATGACGGATTGGACACTTGGCAAGCGTGACGCGTGATGCGAGGTCGGGTCAACGGGCGGGTATGCTCGGAGGAGACGTGCCCTCACCGGCCTTACGAGCGTAGTGGCGACCGAATGCAGTCGGGACGGTTACACCCCACCACGCGTCAGCTTGTCAATCGTGAATGCTATTCTTCGGGGTTGCCAAGTGTTTCAGGTGGCTTGGGCTTGGGAAGGTCATCTTCGGTCGGCGCGTATCCCGGCGTGTCAACATAGCCGTGGAACGTTTCATCCCAATTCGCCTTGAAGCGGTCGGCTGGGATGGATAAGGGGCGCGGGGTGTCGCCTTTGCCGTTGGTCATTGGTCGCGGTTTGGCTTGAAGGCGGTGCGGTAGGCCGTTCGGATCGTCAGGATTGACGACAAGGCGATCAGAAACGGCAGCGTGACGACAAGCATCGCCACGGTGAGCGTAGTATCAGCGGCGCGGTGCAATCGGGCGAGACGGGGCATTTCGGTGGTCCTGTGGTGGCGGGTAGGCGCGTTCCCCGGTCAGTGCGCATTCAAGGTTATGGACCTTGACGGCTTCCGCATCGGAGCGTCCGTCGTGGCATACGGGGCAATGGAGG